GCATTACAATACACCTCTGTTGTTTAGTCGTTTGCTAATGTTCTTTGCAATACGTTTCGCACCTTGTTTGTTTGGCTCTATCTCGTTGTAATAACAAGTAGTTCCCATAAAGTTGCGTAAGTCAAGAACATCAAACGTTTGTCCAATGTTGTCGTGTCTGTTTTGATAATCGTTAGCTAGTCTGTACAATCTGTCGTTCCACATAGAAACAATAGAGTGTGCAACATTATCAACACCATCAAAACGTTGTGGGTTAAAAGCTAAGTTACCATCATAACAAGTAAGCAATAAGAAGTATCTTCTACTCTTACGTAGTTGGTGCAACATGGTTTCGTATGCGAACATAAGTTTGTCTAACTCTGTGTTCATCAATCCCATTGTCATATTGTTGTCATCAGATACAGTTAGCAAGTTTATCTTATCTAGTAAGTCGTTACCACCTGCACTAATCACAACGTTATTACCAACAACTTTGCTTACGTTGTCAATGCAATCATAGATAGTAAATCCATCTACACTTTGGTCGTTTATTCTCGCCATGTATGTAGGGTTTGCGTGATACTCTGCGAAGTATTCTACAGTACCTTTACCTGTTCCTGTATATGCTTTGCAATCAATAACACTGTCGCCAATAAAAGTTATATCGGCTTTGTTATTTACTTTCCTATGATTAAACGTGTATGGTTTTGTAAATGAAGTTTGTACTACTGGCTCTTTACCGAAGTCAAACTGTTCATCAACAAACCAACTGTTGTCTATATCATCTATTCCTTTAGACATAATTTCCTTTCTGTCAATATGTATTGTAGCATATTGTAAATATATATCTACAAAAAAAACTATCTAGTTTTCGGTAGTTCAAAACAGGGCATTGAAAAGAACTCTTACTAACTAGATAGCTTGTAACACACAACTATCCAACCATTTGCTTTCGTTCCATTTGTGGAATTTTGCTATGTGCTACAAGCTACCTACACTATTCATACGTACATATGAAGTAAAGGGCTACAGCGTGTAAGTAGCTAATAATTTACATTATCATATCTGTAATTATATGTTGTCTTTTTCTCTAACTTTTTTTAGTCTTATATCTTTTATAATTTTATCTGCTTTACGCAAAAGTAAATAATGTTCTGTCCAACTAGCTAACCAGTTAGCAATAGTTAATGCACCTACTAGATACACAGGCAACAGTAACCAAAAGTATATTTCTAATGTACTCATTGTTTCCTTTCCTTTCTTACACGTTAGCACACTCTTTATTTTAAGTAAGCAGTTGTTTACATATAATCACACATCAGGTACTCTTAATTATAAGAAACGAAAGGCAGATATGATTTGCACAATTTGTGGTCAGGTTATCAGGAACGTTGATGACAGGCACAATGCAGAGCCAGTAGCAAGTGGTGTGTGTTGTAACTGGTGTAACTATACAAAAGTTATTCCTAGTAGATTAGAACAACATAAGCATTTGATAGATACAATTAATTTGTAAATAGATGTTGCATAAAACTACAGGGTGGTAATATAGTTTTATGAGTAGATACACATTGACCAAAACACAGGTTAATAACAGGCAAGAATTAGTTTGTATGGATATTAATTCTGTAGTCGTTTCCACAGGAAACAGTAAAAGGAACTCAAAGGATAGGTTTTGGGGTGTGTATCTTACTCAATCAATTTAGAAAGGTTGGTTAGAAATGGAAAAAGAAATGTTAAAAGCAATTACTAAATTACTAGATATAGATACAGAGTTAGATATATTAAAAGGCGAAACATTTATGTATTTAACAGAAGTAATGGAACAGTTAGAAAGAAAGGTTGGTTAGTAATGAGTAAGCAAGGTCATAGTCAAGAACAGATTGACAGGAAGTTACATTTTATTGATAATCTTAATGAGGAAATATTAAGGTTAAAAAATGTTAAATCTCTTTACGAGCAGGATAAAAAATTAATGAAAGGTTTTGTTGGTAAGTATCACGATACAGATATTCTTAAAAACAATATTCAAATTTATGAACATCAAGTTAGGATATTGGAAAGCGAATTGTTGATTGATAAGTTACGCAAACAGAATTACAAGATTAAGGCACAACACGATTTGTTAGTTTAATCACCTAACTAACCGAAGGGAAGGCATCTGTTTGCGAGAGCAGGTGTCTTTTCTTTTTGTCCTTCGTTTGTTTGCATCTCCTTCACACTTTACAAGCAGGTAATCCTTCAGAGAACTAAGTTAACTATATATCCCCAGTATTAAAACAAAAGGGGTACACAACATCTAGTATGTCTACAGAACACACACACAACATATAGTGTCTACTACATAATGCATTAGGTCTATGTCGCACACAGGCAATATTGTACACGCTTTCACATAGGGGGGTTAAATGTGGGGGGCGCTTATGTATTGTGTATACCCTTTAAAAATATGCTGTTAAGTATGGTACTAAATGTAGTGGTACTATATATAGTGGTGTACCATAATAGCTAGTAAAGTGTGTTTTTTTTATGTTAGTGTTTTTTTTAAGCTAACTTGCTTATAAGTAAGTAAACATAGAGAGTACAGCTAACCCTGTGTCATCCCTCCCAAAACCGATAACAAATCTATTTATGACTTATTTTAATATATGAAGTAATGGGCTTTAACCCCAGTTACCATGGTCCTGCTAGTCCACTTTATTGATGTTTTTATCAAGAATCCTTTTCTAAAAGCAGGAAGAATCCCCTGATTGTTTGTTAACTGTATCACATAAATTATTTAATTACAAGTTTCACTAACTAGCAACTATGTGATATAGTGATATTGGGTTTTATGATTTCTTTATTCATTAGCCCTCCTTTCTGATTGACAGCAACTTCCCTCTAGCAATAGAGGGTTTGCTGTATAGACAACCCTTAAATACAAAAAAATTTTTTTACGCACAGCTAGTTGGGGGGGAAGCTATACTAGCAACAGCACAAGAAAGTCTTGTGTATATGTAGAAATACATAGAAAAGAGAAAGCAGCTTTAAATCATATAAGATTTTGTAATCTAGTGGATTTGAGTAGATTCTTTTTTTTTCATAACAGTTTGGACAACTGTACGTGCAGAACCTCACTTCGGTGAGGTTTTGTGGTATAGTAATGGCATAGCAACAACAGGAGAAATAATGCCTAACAAACCAGGTAAAAAGAAAAAAAGATACTCTGCAAAACGCAAGAGTAAAAAAATGGGATATTAATGTTAAGTCCTAAACAAAAAAAAATAGCTAAAAAAGCACCACCATTTAACAGAATTACTGGTGCAGATTTTAAAAAATTAAGAGATAGTAAAAGAAGAAAAAAAATATAATGGCAACATACCAAGGTAAATCTGTATCTTTAAATTCTCCACGTGCAATTAAAAAAGGTGAACCTGGTTATGGTCGTAAAAAATCTGTAGTGTATGTTAAGGATGGCGACAAAGTTAAAAAAGTAATGTTCGGTGACCCTAACATGAAAATAAGAAAAGGTAATGCTGCTGCACGTAAATCGTTTCGTGCTAGACACAAATGTGATACTGCAACAGATAAAACTACACCAAGGTATTGGAGTTGTAAAGCATGGTAAAAGTTAAAGGTGTTGATGTTTCTAGTCTTACAAAAAGACAGCAACAGTCAATGAAAAAACATTCTAAGCACCATACAAAAAAACATATACAATACATGACCAACTCTATGAAAAGAGGTAGTACCTTTACTAAAGCACATAAAAATGCACAAAAGAAAGTAGGTAAATAATGGCTAGAAAAGGTCTTTATTACAATATAAATAAAAGGAAAAAAGCAGGAACAAGTAGGTCAAAAAAGAATTCTACAATTAGTCCTAAAGCATATGCAAATATGAAAGCTGGATTTCCTAAAAAGAAAAAACGTAAAAAGTAATTTTGATAGACATACCATGTCCTAAGTGTGGGGTGGTATTAAAACCAAAGGATAATATGAGGTGCAAGAACAAAGAGTGTGATGGCTACAACAAATAAAAAACTTTGTTATGCAGCAGGTTGTCATAGACCATTACCTCCAAAAGCAAAAAAATACTGTAGTAAACGTTGTTACAACAGGATTAATATGCAAAAAAAACGTGCTAGAAAAGCAGGTAAAGAATGGTCACAACAAGATGATGTACTTGATATACCTAGCAAAAAAACTAATGTACAGTCACGTAGAGGTCAAGTCTATAACGACATTGTAGAATCAGGTTTAGCTGCAGATATACATACAGAAAAAATTACAATAACAGAAGTAGCAGAAGTATTAGGAACTACACAAGGTGCAGTATCTATGGCGTACTCTGCATACGTAGAAGATTTAAAAACAAAAGCAGAACAAGATGAGTGGTCATTACCACAAGTAGCAGAAAAAACATTAGTAGATTTTGATGATTTTAGACAAAGATATTTTCAGACAGAACAAGGTGTAGCATACGAAACACCTGAATTTCACAAACAGTGGATAGAACAGATTATGGATGCTATAGAGAATGGTGGACAGCACATGATATTGTCACCACCTAGACATGGCAAAACAGATTTGTTAATACATTTTGCTGTGTGGCTTATTTGTAAAAATCCTAACATACGTATCTTGTGGGTTGGTGGTAACGAAGAGATTGCAAAAAATGCATTAGGTTCTGTACTTGACCAATTAGAAAGTAACGAATTACTTATAGAAGAGATATGTGGACCTGGTGCAAAATTTAAACCTACATCACGTACAGGTAAGTCTTGGTCACAAAATGGTTTTACTGTAGGCACTAGAACAGTTACAGGTATTAAGTCACCAACAATGGTCGGTATTGGTCGTGGTGGTAAGATACTTTCTCGTGACTGTGACATAATTATTGCTGATGACATTGAGGACCACAACTCTACTATGCAACCATCATCAAGAGAAAACACAAGAAGTTGGTGGACAACAACATTGTCTAGTCGTAAAGAGGAACACACAGCTATGGTGGTTATTGGTTCTAGGCAACATTATGATGATTTATATTCACATTTACTAGATAACGAATCTTGGACTACAACAGTAGAAGAGGCACACGATACAGCTTGTAACTTACCTGATTGGAACGAAGATGACCATGTAGATTGTATGCTTTGGTCAGGTAAACGTACATACAAATGGTTAATGGATAGAAAACGTGCAGCAGAAACTACAGGTGGTAGAGCTATATACGAAATGGTTTATCTAAACGTTGCTATGCCTGATGGACTTGCATTGTTTGACAGAGTAGAGATAGAAACTTGTCGTGACCAAAAACGTGATATAGGACACATACCACATGGTACAAGATTGATTGCAGGATTAGACCCTGCATCTACAGGTTATCAAGCAGCATTTTTATGGGCATATGAACCTGTAGAAAATAAATTACATATGGTAGATATGAATAACAGTTTAGGTGGTGGTATACCACAAGCATTAGAAATAATAAAAGAATGGTGGATGAAGTATAACTTGTCACACTGGGTTATAGAAGAAAATGGTTTTCAAAAAGCAATACGACAAGATAAATCTATTAGAGAGTTTGCATCAGGACATGGTATATTTTTAGAAGGACACGAAACATTTAAAAACAAGTTTGACCCTATGTATGGTGTTACAGCTATGCGACCAATGTTTCAAGAACAAAATATTTCTTTGCCATATCTTAGCTTTGAGGCACAAGAGAAGGTAAACTTATATACAAGTCAGTTGGTGTATTTTAGTTCTGCTAAAAATAAAAGCAAGAGCGTAGGCACAAAAACTGATATAGTTATGGCTAGTTGGTTTCCAATGAGAGCCATAAGAAGAATGCAAAAGGAACGTTTTGCAGAGTTAGGGTACGATTATAATCCTAGCTTTGAAGGGTACGAACCTAGTAGTATGGATTTAGATAATTGGAGTTAAATGCCTTTAGATAGCAAAAAGTTATATGACAAGATAGATTACCTAAGAGTAATTAATCAAGAACAAATGATTGATAGGTCTAGGATTCGTGACATTATGAATGGTGGTGAAGCTGCAGTAAAAGCACTTCTTGGTAATTCAGTTAATGTAGAGTATCACGAACTACCTGCACCTAACTTATTTTTAACAGCACTAGAAAGATTTGCACAAAAATTAGGTAGAAGTCCTGATTTAAAAATAGATATTATAAATGAAAAAGATAGCGAAAGAGCTAGAAAAAAATCAGAAAAAATTGAACGTATTGTTACTTCATACGACAAGTTTCAAAAATTACATATGCAGTTACCACAAGCTGCAAGATGGTTACCTGGTTATGGTTTTATAGCATGGACTATAGGACATAAAAAAGATAAAGATGGTAATCCATATCCCTATGCTGAATTACAAGACCCATTTAGTTGTTACCCTGGAATATTTGGTAATGACCAACAACCACAAGAATTAGCAATAATTCGTAGAGTGCCACATACAATATTGGCAGAACAATATCCTGAAGCTAAACAGTACATATTTGCACAAGAAGAAAATAATGATGGTTTTCAAAACCCATATTCTGCACTTTTAGATAGCACAGATAGAGCAGGAGGATGGGCTAACTCTACAGGACATGGCAAAGTTGTAGTTGAGTATAGAGATATAGAAGGAACTTATGTATTCCTACCTGAAAATAAAAAGATAATAGATTTTATGCCTAACGTATTAAAATCAGGACCTTGTTTTGTTGTAGCTAAAAGATATGCGTTTGACCAAATGCAATCACAATTTCAACATATTACAGGTCTTATGGCAAATATGGCAAAGATAAACATACTTGGAACTATTGCCATGGAAGATGCAGTATTTACAGAAACAAACATTGTTGGTGAGATAGAGTCAGGAAAATATAGAAAAGGCAGATTTGCTGTAAACTATTTAACACCTGGTTCGCAAGTGTCTAAGCCAGTCAATAATCTACCATACCAATTATTTCAACAAGTAGATAGACTTGAAAGACACCTGCGACTTGGTGCTGCTTATCCTGTGTCTGATGATGGACAATCTCCTAATTCTTTTGTTACTGGTAGAGGATTAGAAGAACTAGGACAATCTGCATCACTTCATGTAAGAGAATATCAAACAGTCCTTAAAGAAGCATTACAAGAGATAGATGCTAAAAGATTAGAATATGATGAAGTAATGTTTCCTAGTTTACGTAAACCTATAGCAGGTAGGCACAAAGGAACATCTTACAAAGAATCTTATACACCATCATCTGACATATCAGAAGTTTATGAAACAAGAAGAGTGTATGGCGTAATGGCAGGTTTTGATGAGCCACAAAAAATTATTACAGGGTTGCAATTAAAACAACAAGGCATTATTGATACACAGACATTACAAGAAAACATGGATGGATTAGATAACATTACTAAAATACAACAACGTATAAATGCAGAAAAAGCAGAAACAGTATTGTTTGAATCTCTTATGTCACAAGCTGCACAAGGTAATCCTAAAGCAACTATTGCTGCTATAGAGATAAGAAAAAATCCACAAAAAATGTCAGAGATATTAGATAAGTTTTATACAGCAGAAGGTGAAGAACCTAGCGAAGAAGAACTAGCACTATTAGGACAAGGTGGACCACAAATACCTACAGGTCCAGGTGGTGGATTACCAGGAATAGACCAAGTGTTAGGTGCATTAGGTCAAGGACCACCACAAGGAGGACCAGTTGCCTGATATAAATAAAACATTTTATGACATGATTAATCAAGAAGATTGGTCTGAAGATGTGTTTACAGGTATAGAAGAAGATACAAGTATTGTTATGAAAAACTACATTACTATACCTACTCCACATCCACACTTTTTTATAAATTTAACTTTTGAATACGAATACAATCCACAATTAGGAGATGATTTATTTGGCGAAATATAACAGAGGTAGAAAAAGTAAAGAGTTACAAGAAGCAACTGACCTAACACAAGGTGGTGCATTTGCTGACATTGTTGCACCTCCACGTAAAGAAGGCGACCCAACAGGACAAACAACAATGTTAGAAGAACAAGCAGGTGCTATTAGTCCTATGCAAGGAACAGGACCTTCTGCACCCACACCACAACAAATGCCTATGTCACCTATGAATATTGCAGCACCTACAAGTAAACCTTTTGAACCTGTTACATCAGGAATACCATTAGGTTTAGGAGATAATGGTCCTGCACCTATACAGACAGATACAGTTGCTAATATTTTTAAAGCAGCTAAAAGGGTTTTACCTGACCCAATATGGGATGAGTTACTAGAAGCAGATATAGATATAGGTTAGTATGGGATTACGACCTAATTTTTTTGTACCTTCAGATGCTAAAGAAGGACTAGCTGAAAAAACCAGTAGAAATTTAAGTGAAGTATCACAATACGAAAGAGCTATTACACCTGACTTAGCAGAAGCTATGCGTGATATGGCTTACTCATATCCATCTATGGATAAAAGACTTGTAGCTTATTTACCTATGATGGGATTAAAAGCAGATGATGAAGATACTTTAAAAATAGCACAAACACAACAACGTGCTATGGAAAAAAAACAACGTGTAAAAGTTAATACACAAGTTAATCCATTTAAACGTGGCACACAATTATCTTTTTTAGCTATGGATTCTGCATTTCAAAATATATCAAGAAACTTTAAATCATCAGTTGTTGCTGCACAACAAACAGATACACCACTTACTAAAGCAGTATTAGGCAACACATTAGCAGGATTAGTGCCAGGAGATGCATTAACAGAATCTATACGTAAATCTACATTGGGTAAAGAATTTAATGAGAAATATAGTGCAACTAAACAAGCATATGGAGAAAACGAATTTAATCGTGCTATAAACGAAATACAAGCAGGTAGACCACTTAACTTAGGTGTTGGTCTTTTACCTAATTCAATAAAACTAGAAGATACAGATGTCTATAGTAAACAGATTAAATTAGGTAAATCACCAACAGAAGCGTATGAAATTGCTGCACAAACTTATGGTAGACCAGTAACTGAAGAGTTTGAAAGAGATGAGTACCAAAATACATACACAACAAAAACAGGTGAAAGAATACCTATATCCCCTGGTCGTATTGTCGCAGCACAGTTTTCACAAGAAGGTGATTTATCATATGCATTAGCATCAACAATTATTGATGGTGCATTTAGATTAGGTGCAGACCCAATTAACTTATTACTTGGTTATGGTGGTGCTGCTAAGACTGCAGGTAGAAAAATTGTATCAAAGGCAGAAGTTGCACAATATGTAGATGATGCTGAATTTATGACTAGAGCATTACGTACATTTAAACCTACTAAAGCAGGTGCAGAAGCTAGAAGAATGACATTTGGTAAAACTGCAGAACAAGTTATGGATTCTAAATGGGGAGATAAATTTGTAGAAGCATTAACAGTAAACGAATCTGTATCAAGATTAAAAGATATACCTGCATTAGGTAAAGTAGACCCTAAAGTATTGAACTTACTTGCACAAGTTAAAAACAAAGACAGTATGCGTGAAATAGTTATGTCGTTGTTAAAACATGGTGATTTGTCTGATTTAATGATTGCACCTTATTCAGGTTCTTTTGTTGGTCAAGAAATAGCACAAGCTGCTATGCAAACGCCATTAACTAAATTACCAATGCGACAATCAGTTGTTGCAGATATGGCTAATGAGTTAGCTAAAAAGTTTGCAGGTCAATCTATAGATATTGCACCACTTAGAAATACAATAGGTGCATTACTTGGTAAAGCTAAGGATGACCCATTTAGAGGTGTTGTTGGTATTGGTGGTGCGTTAAAAAATGCTATACCACAACGTGTTAAAAGATTGTTTGATTTAGCACCTAGTAGATTTGCTGCAGTTAATTACATTGGTGAAACTATAGAAAACATTGATGGCATAATGATTACATTAGGTGAAACACAAAAAACTAGAGATTTTTATATACGCGAATTATTAGAAGCTAGAAATCAAGATGACATTGTACGTATTGTTAGAACAATGAACAAGCGTATAGAAGCAAAAGTTATTAAAGATAATCCTGATTTACAAGGTGAAGAGGATTTAGTCAAAGGTGTTATGGATTTTGTCAATAACGAAATTGCAGAAAAAAGAAAGTATTTGTATGACAGTGATGGACAACCATTATCTTTTCCTGGAACTAAATTTAAGTTTAGACCTGACAGAGTAGATGAAGAGGGAAACATACTAGAAGCTACAGAGATAGCAGTTCCTACAGCGTTTTCTATAGGACAGTTTTCAGATAACTTTGTACCTCTTATTGATTACAAAGAATTAGGTAGGTCATTAACATCTTTTAGAAGAATAGTAGGTCCTAATAGAAGTGGTCTAAGAAAATTAATATCTACTACTTGGGGTCAAAAAAATTACAAGTTAACAGAAAAAATATTAGAAAATGCAAAGATACCTACTAGAGGTATAAAGAAAAACTTACGTAGTGGTAAAACTACATTAGCACCTACTGGTTGGATAGATTATATATATTCTGATTACATAATGCAACGTGCATTAAAACCATCATGGATGTTAAGGTTTGCTTTGACATTACGTGTGCCACCTGAAGAAGCTGTACGTATTGGTATGTATGGTGGTCCTAATGTGTTTACACATCCATTGTTATTAGCATCTATGAAAACTAATGGCATATTTAAAAACAGTCCTACAAACATACAACTTGTTGATAGTTTAGGAGAACAGTTATTTTCTACAAGTATTGCTGCAGACCAAATAGATAGTGTTGCAGAAACTATTGGTAATGTAGATATGCAAAAAGCACTACAAACAATTAAGTATGATGACATACAACAAATAATGAAAGTGTTACGACTTAACACAAATGCATCAGGACAAGTAGGAGATTCGTTTATACAAAATGCTATTGATGGTGGTAATGCTACTGACTTTGCATTTGATGAAATTAAAGGGCAGTTAAAACAACTTAAAACACAAAAAGTTAAACCAGTTGGTAATCTTGGTAATTCACTAGAATTGCGTGACACAGATACATTTCCTCTAATAAGACCTTTTGCTAATTTATCTGATATCAAAAAAAACATATCTGTAATACCTAATAAAAAATACAAACAAATAGTTGAGGTAGAAACTAATGCAGAAATAGCACAAGCAATACAAAACTATGCAAATAATCCATCTATACAAATGCAACTTAAAAAATTAAATCATGGATTGTCTATACAAGTAAAAGACAATTCTGTAATACTTGATGTTACTGTACAACTAGACAGTGGTAGCACAGCAGCAGAAGCAGATACAGCATTAAAAAATGCATTAAGTATTGCTGTTAAATCACATCAACCAAAAATATATTTAAGAGAAGATGCATTTAATTTATTACCTGATAGTAACCCTATAAAAAACAGTGCTAGGTATATAGAAGATGGTGGATTATTTGAAATATCTGTATATGCACAACCTGACCCACGTATAGATAATGTTGATATTAACTCACCTGTAATAAAAGAAGTAATGGAATATTTGTTTGATAGTAATTTTCAAACAGCTAAAAAAATAATTAATAAAAAAGGTGGATATGCACAAGCTGCACCTTCAGGTACATTCTTAAACACTACACCTGAATACATAACAACTATGTCAGAACAGTCATTGTTAAAAGCATTAAAACCACAAGGTAGACAATTAAACGCAGCAGAAGATTTTTACATTATGGTAGATAAGTTTGAAGCTGATGGAACAATAAATCCTAGATATTGGCGTGGTTGGATTCACGATATGCTACAAAAAGCTAATGACCCTTTGTATGTTGTAGTTGCTAGAGATGGTGCAGACAAAGCATTAGATTACTTTACTAACACAACACAAGGTAAAAAATACATAGATGAACTTATACGTAGAAGTGATGACCCTGATGTACGTGCAGTAATACAGGATAAAGACCAATTATTAAAATATCTTAAAACTGCAGAGTATGAAGTAGGTAGATTACAAGGCAATCCAAGTATGAGTATAAGTCGTAATGGACAAGCTATAACAGAACAACAAGCTAGAGATATGATGAGAACTGCAGATGGTTCATTTAACTTTCCTGATTACAGTGTAGATTTATCTATGGGTGCTAAAAAAGTTAGAGAGTTTATTGCTAATGGTGGCTTTGTAGATGGTGAAGATTGGTTAGAGTTATCACAAAAATATTCTGTATTGTCTAGCAAGACTAATAAATTCTTTGATGATTATTACAACAAAATAAAAGAAGTTTTTGATGAAGATATAGTAAAACTAGATTTAGGACCAAGGCGACAATCATTTAATAATAATCCTAATTTAACTACAACAGGACAAATAGCATCAAGTGCTATTAATAGATTTGATGAAGTATTAGGTAATGCATACTCTGCTTTATTAGCTAGACCTTCTGACTGGTTAAATCGTGACCCAATGTTTAGATGGTCGTTTTACACATTAGCAGAAGATTTGTTGCCATTTATGACAGAAGATGTAAAAAAAGAATTTGTAGTAGGTGCAAAGACTTGGATTGATGGTAGTGATTTATATAAAAATTTACTTAAAAAATCTGACTTAGCATCTACAGAAAATACTATTACATCCTTAGAACAAGCAGAAACATTACTTAAATACAAAGCTATGGAAGAAGTAAAGAACTTATTATATGCTAGTTCTGACAGACACGTGTTATCTGATGTTATGGCTTCGTATGTACCATTTCCTGAAATATGGCAAGAGGTTATTAAAACATGGGGTAAATTATTAGTAGACAATCCACAGAAGTTTAATAGAACACGTATTGCTATTGATAGAGGTAAGGAAGCAAAACCTTGGGACACAGACAATGCATTCTTTACATCTGACCCTGTTACAGGAGAATTGTTATTTAACTATGTAGATGTTATGCATATGATGACATTTGGTATGACAGCTATACCTGGTGCATTTGGATTTTCACCACTGCAAAAAGGTTTACTAGGAGAAAACTTAGAAGAAGAAGGTGTAAGAGTAAGACCATATGGTTTCTTAGAAGGACTTAACTTAATATCTGCAAATGGTTTTTCACCAGGTTTTGGACCTATTGTAACATTTCCATTTAAAGTATTAACTAAAATAGCTACAGTACCAGGATTTTTAAATGATTTTGTATTAGGTAACTTTGAACAACCTGGTGGTGGAGTTAGTTTTATAGATGAATTACCTTCATGGTTTAAAGGGTTCTTAAAAGCTGTACCACTTACACAAGAAGCAACAGAAGAAATAAATGCATCTTATTCTAAAACAGTTATGGATTTGTTTACGTTGTATTACTACGCAGGTAAGTGGACACCTGATGATGAAGAATCAATAAAGATAGCTATGCAAGAAGCAGAAAAAGCTGCTGCTATGCATTGGTTAGTAAGAGGTTCTGCACAAGCATCACTTCCTACAGCTATACAACCACGTTACGAAGTTAAGGATAAAAATGGTGCATGGTGGACAGTACAGGTATTAGGTCAAAAGTATCAACAAATGTTAGAAGCTAATCAGTTTGATTATTACCAAACAACTGAACAATTTATAAATAGATTTGGTATGAACCCTATACCACTTAGACAATCATCTACTGTTAAAAAAGGTAGATTCCCTGTCAAAAAAGATTCATATGCATTTTGGCAAAAAAATGAAAACAAAGAACTTATGGAAAGAAAACCATATACAGCTATATATTTAAGACCTGACAGAGTAGATGATGACTTTTCTCTACCTGCATTTATGGCAGGTGGTGAAGCACTTAATCCTAGTGCATATCAACGTGCTACTGTGCAATCATTATTACAGTTTGAGTTAGAAGCATTTAAAGAAGAATTAAAAAATGATAAGTCATTATCTCCAACATCAAGAAAAGAAAGATACTCTTCATTTAGAACTAAAAAAGAAGAAGAGTATGGTGTTATATCTTATGGAAGTCTAGGTGATGCTGTAGTACAAGCAGATAAATACCAAATTATATTAGAACTTAGAGATTGGAAAAACGAACCATTACTTAGAGAATCAACTGCGTTTGAACCTCTACAAAAGTTTTTTAAAGAATATGATAGAGCTATTGATGTCGTACTTAATGGTGGTAAGTTTAGAGAAATAGAGATACCTAAAGGTGGTATACCAGGTAAAACTGCTGCTACACTAAGTGGTACATCAGGTAATATTGATTTGATACGTGAAGAGCTAGATGCATATGCTAGAGAACTAGCGTTAGAATACGAAGATACTGAATGGATAAGTATATATTTAGGTAGTTTTTGGAAAGAATTAGATAATAGAAGGTATTTGAAATGACAACAGAAAAATCACAAAATCAAGTTATACAATATCTTGAAGAGTTAGATGAAAATAAAAATTATCCTGCAGATTTTGCTGTGTTTATTAGTGAAATAAATAAACGAATAATGATTCCTATACGTATCAGAAGAAGTGATGGAGAAATAAGTGCAGAAGAATATTCATTAAGTTATTTATTATCATTACCAGGACCATCAAAAATAGGATTTAATTTTGGTGATTCACTTGTGCCATATGCAGAAACTCTTAAAAATCCTGCAAACTTAGAAACTTATCTAAATACTTTAGAAAGTTATTTAGAAGCAGAGAGTGTTGCAAAACCATCTACTATTGGTGGAGAAGGTGTTACTGCTACAGACATAACTTACAACTCAATGGCAGATGTATCAATAGCACAAGATATATATAGCAATATTATTGATTGGAATACTGCAAATACAGAAGATGTAACTTACAGTGTAGATGACCCTAAAATACCTGGACTTGTTGCAGCACCGAGCAAAGCACAAGACCAAGATACAGGCGATATATATTTTAAATCTTATGATTTTTATTCAGGTCCAAATATGGCTATTAATGAAAACAACCAATACATTGACCCTAAAACTGGAGAACTTAAAAAAGATGGTGAAGGTAATGTACTTACACCAATATTTAGAGCAGGTTCAGCTTCATCTGTATTTGAAGGATTAACAAAAGATGCAATATTTGATATACAAAAAGAATTAATATCATTAGGACTAGACCCATCTACATATGGATTTGACCCTGGTGTTGTAGATTTTACTGCAAAAGGTGAAGAAATAGATTTTGTTGCACAACTTATGGTAGAAGCTAATGATGCTAATGCTATGTTTCCACAACTAAATCTTATAGATAAAAATGCACCTACATTAATTGGTATGTTAAGACCATACTTAGATTACAAAAAAGGTGTAGATGAAAACACAAATGTATTTTTAGAAAGTTTACGTGAAGGTTTTGCAGGTGAAATAGTACCACCTACAGAATCAGAGGTAAAAGCTGTTGTTGATAAATTGTTTATAGAAAGAGGTATAAATCCTACAGCTAGAGATTATCAAAAGTATGCAACAATATTTGGTAATTTACAAAAAGATGCAGCAACTAGACAATCAGAAATAGAAAATAACAAACTCTCGTTAGGTGATGTTATAGGTTTATCTACTACGTATGATACAACAACAGATATAGGACCATATACATATGGTGGATTTGGTGTAACAACTCCTACTGCAGCAGAAGCAAGAGAACAATTAGGTAAACCATTACTACAACCTATTGATGCACAGTTTGAATTAGCAAAGATAATAGATGATTTAGAAGCAGGTAGAATAGATGCAAGTCAAGAGTTTGCAGCTAGAACTGCAGCAGCACAAGAGTTTAAAAGAAATTTTATGGTATTTGAGGAGAATTTTTAATGTATAGTCCACAACAACTTTATCAGTTTATAGAATACGCTAAGAATTATCTTGAACTACAAGATGTACAATTTAAAAGTGGGGATAACTTTATAGACCCTAACAACGAAGAAGATGTTACTAAATTAATATCTATTGCATTAGCAGAACATAGGGATGGTGATAAGCCATCAGGTTTTGCACAAAACATACCTGGTGACCAAGGTAGGTCAAGAGGACCATGGCAGATTTATGGAAGCACATGGGAAAGTGTATTGCGTGAGTATGATGTATTTAATTCTTTTGAAGATATTAATGATGCACTAGATGACCCTGGACTTAACGCTATAGCTGCACTTCTTGTTGCACAATATGATGTAGGGGAAAGACAAGGTTTAGATAACTGGACTACAAAAGATATAGCAAGTCAACAAGAGTTTTTAGATGCAGCAAAAGAGTTTGATACACAACTAATAGAAAATCCTGAACGTATACAAAACCCTGATGGAACTATAGAAGAGATACCTGCAGAGCCAACAGCAGCAGGATTTGAGAAAACACAATCACCACAGATATTAGAACAAAGTGCTAAAAGCATAGCCAATATGGCATCAGAATTAAAACTTGCAAGTAAAGGACAGTTACTTAAAAACAAAGAAACATACGTATCTTTTACTGGTAATCAAGTAAGAAGCATGGTTGGTGAAGATATAAACAATATGCATAAGAATTTATTAGCAGGTGTAAATATTGCAGACCTTAGTAACAGAGAAATTGCAGATTTATATGCTAAGAACATACATCCTTATCTGCCATATGATGCTTCGTATAGAGGCATAGATATGCAAGGTAATGGACAAAACATTGTTGATTTATTACAAGGCAAGAATGTAAGTCCTAATGATAGTTTTTATGTACCAGGAGAACAAAAAGTAATTAGTGGTGATGATGTAAACAAAAGAGTTAACTTGCTTAAATCTTATATGTATCAATACTTTTTAAACAAAAAAGAACAAGAACCTTTGTCACAACTTAACAGTGTGTATGAGTATATATTTAGAACTGCACACCCATACATAAAAGTTACAGATGATGTTATGGGTGCGTTAGGCGATACAACAAGTAATAAAAATTTAATCAAAGAAAGTGGTTACAATCCTTTTCCTTCTATGGTTAGTGGTCAAAATGAAGTTAGAAGAAGTGGTTACAATCCTGTGTCATCTGCACAAGAAGCTGCACCTACGTTTTTAAATAACTTAGAAAAAATATTAAGAGTAAAACCACAAGGTAGTAAAGTTCGTAGACCACAAGAGAGGAACGCAGTAAGCGATTTTTTAAATAGATAATGAAAGAAATAATAGAGTTTATAGAAGCTAATCCTGAATACAGTGAGTATCTTGTTGATGGTGAAGTGCAGTGGGAAACACTTGGTATTGATATAGATATAGAACGTAAAGCAATAGATTATGTAAATGATGCAGAACTATTTATATCTGCAGTTTCTCTCGTTGATTTTGTATGAACCTAATTGAATTTACTACACTTGTATTTAATAATTTAGCAACTTACATTGATGATAATACTGATTTAGATTATAACGATTTATCAGATTCACAATTAGAAGCAGTACGTAATCAAATACGTTCTACTATTAGAGAAACAGCAGATAATTATGATAGTAATAATTTTGCTGTAGCAGTAAGAACTAATATAGCTTCAAATTTAGCAGACCTTGCAGAAAATGCAGATATAGATTTGCCTAATAATTTTATAATAGAATTTTCTGATAAATTACAACAAATATCTGATGAACAAATTACACAGTTTTATTTAGTAGATGATGTTGTAGAACAAGCAACAGAAACCACACAAGCAGAACCAGTTGTAGATATGGACACTAGAGTGCAAGAACTTATGGATAACTCATCATCAGTAAGAGAAAAAACTATAAGGCAGATGGTAGATGATATTGCACAAGAAGAAAATCTTACAAACAGAGAAGGGTTATTAAAAAATGTAACAGTAGAAGATTCTATATTTTTTGGAGAAAATAAAAAAATTGTAATAGAAATAGTAAATACTGATACAGAGGTTGACAATATTGTAAATAGAGTTATTGATGGTGTAGAGGGTGATGACTTTGTTGTAGAAGTAGTTACATATGATGATGTAGATTCTGTGCATTTACGTGGTGCAAGACAGTTTGGTGTGCAAGATGTTACAAATAATTTACAACAGAAAGCAGAACAATCTAAAACATCTACACATTACTTTCCTGAAGCAAATGAACAAATGCAAATAAGGTTATCCAGTTTGTTAGAAGATAGAGAAAGAAACATTATATATAGAAGAGGAGAGGTACAAAGAACACAAAATTTATATCGTAATGGTCCAAAAATAACTACAAATCAAACAGGTCATAAAGGTTTTGTTAAACATTTACGTAACAACTTACGTAATAATGAAGTACAAAGCGTATTAGATACATCAAAAATAAAAGCTGTAATGGTTGCAGGTAATAAATCAGGTGGTACTACACAAAATATGTCGCCAATATTTAAGGGTGGTGTTAGTAAATATTTTAAAAAACTTGCAGAAAAACCTGATGGTGAAAGACTAGAAGCATTATCTAAAAAACCTGGATATACATTAGGTTATGTATTTGTATCTCCTGATGGTTATGAACACATAGTATCTTTAGTGCATTCTGATGTGTATAATTTTAGAAATCAAAATAACAATATAAATTATATGAGGAATGCAAGAACTGCAAGTATAACTACAAACTTTTTTACTTTTCATCCACAAGCAGTAGATGGATATTATCCAAATATATTTGATGATAAATTTAGTGGTAAAAAGCTAATGATACAAAGAAAAGTTAATGAGTGGTTTCAAGGTATGTTACATCTTGCAGATTTAGATGGTGTTATATTAGACCAAAGTCCTATTAATGGACAAGTTGCTAACTTGTATCAAAAAGGTGGTTTTATATGGAATGATAATATACACATATATCAAGATAGATTAAGTCCAATGGATGGTGGTGGAGGTATGTTGCGTTTTCCTAGCAACAATAGAGAAGTAGTTGATGGTTGGAAAGCACAATTAAATATAAAACCTGAATGGCAAGTAGTTAACAGTGAAACATTTATAGAAAACACACGTTGGTCTGAACCTAGACAAATAACAATGGTTGCTAAAAAAAGAAAGTATGGTCCAGGAGATTTAAAATATTCTGAAAGACACAAAGCATTAATATCTTTGTCACAAGTTAATTACAACGATTTAACATCTTATCAAATAGAAAGAGTTAATTTTCAAATATTTGAAATAGCAGGTATAAATGGATTTAATACAAGTAAAATACTAGAACATCTTGATGCAAATACAGAAACAGCAAAATATTTATTTGATAGAACACAAGTAGATAGAGTAGTAGATAAAGCACTTAAAACTGTAAATCCTAAATTTCTTGCAGAAACTATTTTAAATTCATCACATATGGAAAATATTACTGGTGTCAATGTAGAACTATTATCTGACCAAGAAAAAGATTTAATAAATTACAAAGACAAAATAACTATAGAAACAGCAGAAGATGGAAATATAAAATCATCAAGTGCATATAAAATATTTGAAACTGCATTAGATGGTGTAAGTCCACAAGTATTAACTGAATTAGAAATAGCAAATGCAGAAGGTCTTGATTTAGAAGATAGGCAAAAAGTTTACAACTTAGGTGAAGAAACTATTGTAACAGAAGATACACCAACACCTGACCGAAGAACACTAGCTAGTAGAGTACAAACAGAAGAAGCTATAAGAAGCTACTCATTTGAAAGTGTTAGACAATTATATAATGAAAATGTAGGCAATTATGAAGGATTTTATGGTCAAATAAGACAAACACTTGCAGATAATCCACAACTTATGAATGATGACTTTGGTTTACATGTAGTAGATTCTGACCACGTAAGCACATACTTAGTAGATGATGATGCATTAGTAGCACCTATACTAGAACAAAGTAATAACAGGTCATTTATTACAGATGAAGCTAGACACATATTTACTAGAAACTTACAAGCACTATTAGAAAAAGAAAATAGTACACTTTTAACTTCAGATATAAACTTTGTTGGTAGTCGTGATGGTATTAATTATATAGAAGTGGGTACTGTATATGAAAGTACATCTATACCATCAAGCACTGCACCTCCAAGATATTTACAAAAAGAATATACAACATACAGTTTAGATAGGTCAAGAGATGGTACAAATATGAGGTTACGTAATGCTTTATCTACTTCTGAACTTCCAACACAGGCAATATCTAATGCATTAGCTTTAATGTTTACAGAGTATGATGTGCCTTTAGATTACCCAAACTTTAGTGGTTTGCTAGATAAAATACATCCATCAGGAACTATAGGTTATCAAATGGGTGTTGTTAATAGTCGTGGTGCAGGTACTGTAAATCGTAGTAGAGGAAATACATCATTTGGTTTTGAGGATTACCAAGTATTAAGAGAAGCAACTACACCTGATGCATTACAAACTACATTAGATGAATTTAGAAATCAACCAAGGCGACCAAGAGTTAGCAACACAGATGTATCACCACAACCTTTTTATACCAAGATGATGTTTGAAGATATTAGAGCAGGTGTAAATAATAACGTAAATGATGTAATTAATTTGTTAAGTGATTTAGTAGATAACAAAACTACTGGTGCATTTAGTTTAAATATTTACAAAGATAGTTATACAAATAAAGTTGGCGAAGTATTTAAAAGACATGGACAACCAATACAATTTCGTGGAGTATCTGCACCAGACCCAATTAATTTTTTTGGTAAAGGTAATCGTTTACCTGATGAAGTATTTATAGGAGATGCAACATTAGTAGCACCACATCAAGATTTTATGAATGGTGTAATACTTGAATCATTAAGAAACCCACAAGTAGATTATGGTAACTTACAACATGTATTAGGAAATCAGGTGATAGACAGTGCAAACAATGGTGAAGTTGTGCGACATTATGATGTAGCAGCAGAAACAGCAGTGCCATTAGTAGAAGATGACAACCTAGCACGTATACGTGCAAACTACAGTTTAGGCACAGACATAGGAGATGGTGGTGCTGACTTTGTCGGTAGTGCATTTAATCCTGATAGAACACCAGTAGGTTCTAAACCTGACCCTATGGCACTACGTAAAATTGCTAGAAGTTTTGCAAAAACAAAGACTGGTAAGACACTAGGACTAGCTTGGAAAACAATAGACATAGGTGAAACATTAATTGCTAAAGGTTTTGCACAAGCACAAAAAGCTGCAGCAGCAGCAGGTGCAGCGACATTAGGTGGTGCAGCAGCGTTTGCAGCAACACTATGGGCAGTGTATGAAGTATCTAACCTTATAATTGCAGCAGGACAACAGATACCTGAACTAAAAAATGTTATAGCAAAAAGAAATGAGATACTTAAAAATGGTGAAGAGTGGGAAAAACAAATTGTAGAAGAAACATTTTGGCAAGACTATGGTCCACAGATAATAGAAGCATTACAACGTGCAGGAGATAGGTCACCATCAGAATTATTATCAGATAAAATATGGAGTTTTACTTTAGATAATTTACGCAGACAATCAGAGGGTGAAGTTTTTGAAGATGCGTTAATAGACACAAGTGAAGATTTAGACATAAGAGATGACATATATCGTGCAAGAGTACCTAACGACTATAAATTAGAGCAAATGCAAAACAACATTGATTATGATAAAGTATTAACAGGATATTACAACAATAGACCTGAAGCTAATGTAATAGCAAATAGGACATTACAACTAGCTAATGATGTTTATAATAGGGATAGATAATGGCAATATTTAAAGAAGGTAGCTTACTACAAACACCTGATGAATTAATCGTAGTAAATAATGAATACTTCGCTGTATATAACTATACAGCTTCTAGTGGTGCAGTAATGCCTTTAGTTGTCACTATTGATTTGCCTGAAAGTTTTGTAGAAGGTGCGTTTGACCAAGCTGTAGAGTATACATTAGATACATTTGCAAGTGAATATGGTTATGCATTTTTTCCAATGTTCAACTTATCTGACTTAAAAGTAGTAGACCCTGAAAATCCTAAGACAGATGTTGATTGGTTATTGGAAAATGTGGAGAACGATTTACAAAAGAAAGCAACAGTATTTGGTAAAAGATGGTATTTAGATGATGAAGTACAACAACTGTTTGCTTATGGTTCTATAACAGGACAAGACATATCACCTTATTTAGAAACACTTAGTTGGTTTAAAGATAGTTCACCTGAACAAAGAAACTTTATACAACTTGTATATACTAATCCAACTGAAGCAGCAAGAATTGTACAAGAAAATTACACTGCACTTAAATTACAAGTAGCACAACTTGGTATATCAGGTGAAGGTGTTGATGATTTAGTTAGACAACTATCATCAGATATTGCACAAGGTAATATAACAACTGCAGAAGCTGCTACCACAATATCTTATCTTATAGACCCATACAGAATGGCTATGGCAGGTGGTATATCTGCATTAAATCAAGATTACACAGGTTATGTAGAAAAAATAAATGCTACACAAAATGGTGTATCAGATGCTAAAAATTTAATTACACAATACTTAGGAGTAGATGCTGCACAGTCTATGACAGATAATGGTGTTGTAGAACAATACGCTGCTATGTTACGTGCAGATGCTTCACAAGGTGAAGGTGTTACAACTAACAGAGATATTATTATTGGACAATTACAAAATGCACATGATAAATTATTTCCTGGATATGCAGGTAGTCAACATCAATTATGGTCTGCACCTTTGTATAGAACATTTCAAACTATAACTGGTAAAAGTGCTTTGTCTAATCAAGATAAGAAAAACGTAGATATAATATCACAAAGTGTTGGTGGAGATATGACATTGTTTGCAGGTGAAATAAGAAAGCAATACGAAAATGACCCTACATATCAAGACCAGGTATTAGGTGCTATGACTGGTGCATTTAAACAAGATGTATCAGGTGTATTTACAGGACAAAGTTTGGTAGGTTAATTATGGAAATGACTACAGAAGAAATAAAAGCGTTACAAAGAGAATTAGGTGTTACTCCTGATGGCATTATTGGACCTAATACTAGAGCAGCAGCAGAAGCAAAAATACAAGGTTCAAGGTCTATTGCAGAAGCACAAGCACAAGCAGAAAAGTTTGGTGATATAACAAACACTGAAGGACTTGTAAGAGGCAGTGATACATCAGTATCAGAACCTGAAGTAGTAGTACCTAAAGAAGGCGATACAAAAACTGAAAATGGTATAAATTACGTATGGAATAATGGGAATTGGGAAGTTGTAACTGATGGTGAAGAAGAAACATTTAAACCATTTATGTTATACAACTCATCAGGTGCAGCAGTATTAGTTAATAGCAAAGAAGAAGAAAATATATTTAGAAGTAATGGATTTACATTAACAGAGCCACCTGCAGGAGAAGGTAGTAAAATAGATACAAGTACCTTAGAAAATTTATTAGGTACATATGCTACACAAGCACAAGTACAAGAAATAGCACAAACAGGACCATCAACGTTTGAACAAGCTAAAGGTTTATATCCTTATTTAGATGACAGATTAATTAGATTATTTTTAAATAAGTATGCAGAATCAGGAAATGAACGTTTAGCTTTAGCAGAAATGAGAGCTGACCCCATTATGAATGACATATATCCTGGAATTAAAAGAGATGATGGTTCTTTAAGAATGACAGAACAAGAATATGTTGCTGCTGTAGATAATATGAAAGCTACAGTAAGAACATACAACTTAAATCCTAACGAGTTTCAAGATGATATTGTTAGTGCAATTAGTGGTGATGTATCTCCATTAGAGTTTAGACAAAGAATGGAAGCAGGATATGAGGGTGTTGTTAATAACATACCACAAGTAAAACAAGCATATTTAGATAACTTTGGTATTGACTTACCTGATGAATCTATATTTGCTATGTTTGTATCACCTAACGTTGCAACAAAAATACTTGAAGGAAACATAAGAGCATCACAAGTTATAGGTGAAGCAGAAGCTGCAGGTTTTGGTAACATAACTGCACAAGTAGGTCAGTCATTAGTAACACAAGGTTTGACACAAGAAGGTGCTAGACAAGGATTTGGACAAGCTGCACTTACATTAGAAGGTCTACAAGGTGCTGCAGCTAGACAAGGTAGAAGAGGACCTACTGCATCAGGATATGTAGAAGCTACACAATTAGGACAAGCAGAAGAGTTAAAGAATTTACAAAATATAACAGCACAAATACAATCTGAAAGTGCTGCAGTGTTAGGTGCTGTTAGAACACAAACAGGTGCTGTAACTGGCTTAGAAGAAGCATAAACACAATATCTAGTATATATACTTGCACAACCACAATATATGGTATAATCAAATCAAGCTGCGTTTGTAAGTCTGCAGGATAATATGACTTCAATTTTGTAATCGGTCTTGATGCCTACTGACAAGACCTGTCAAATAAAAACAGTAGTGTAAGACTAAAAGCAGTGGTTACTTATACACCACTTGTAAAAATATCGTATAAAGAATGGACAATAGAATAATGACAGAAGAACTAAACAATTCTGACACAGGCGAAAAGAACTGGAAAGAGATGAGAGAAAAACTTAATCTCTACGAGGCGAAAATCGCAGAATTTGAAGGTAAAGAAAGACAAGAAGTTTTTAACAAAGCAGGTCTTGACACTACTAAAGGTGTTGGAAAAGCAGTTGAGATGATGTACGAAGGTGATATGACTATTGAAGGAATACAGCAATACGCATCAGAAGAATTTGGAGTTGAGTTTGGGAATCAAGACAGATTACAAGATACTGTACAAGCTACAGAACAAAGTCAGGATAGACTAAACAACATACAACAAAATTCAGTTGTAGATTTATACAACGAGGATATAGTATCGCAAGTTCGTGAAGTAGAAAAATCAGGCAACATACGAAATTCAATAGCTGCCAAGTTATCTGTTATAGAGGAAGCGAAGAAAAACTCTAAATAGATTTTCTAAACTTCTTCAAACAATTTAGACAATTAACTTATAGGAGAAGTAAAAAATGGCAAATATTTCGTTAACTAACAATACGATTTATGCACAAAACATTAATAACTTTACTGGTGAGTTGTTTAAAGTTGGTGGTCAAAGAACACCTTTACTGTCAGCAGTTGGTGGTTTGAATGGTGGTAAAACATTAAACTCTACATATTGGCAAGTCCAAGTAGAAGATAATGCAACCATTTCATCAGAACCAACCAAAGGACAAGAAGGTAGTAGCCCTACAGAATATCTCGGAAGAGATAGAGCTGCATATACTTATGTAACTCAAATATTCCATAAGGGTGTACAAATGACTTACACAGCTTTAGCATCTACAGGTAACCAAAATCCTTTTGACTTGTCAGCTAATATTGCTAATTCATCTGATGGAGATGGAACAGTAACAGCAGCAGATAAACTAGGATTATTTGGTGGTAACCCAGTAAATGATGAATTTGCATTACAGCTTGAAAAAGCTATGGAAAAAGTGGCAAGAGAAGTTGAGTGGTTTGCATTCAATGGTTCTTTCTCTGATGGTGCTAATGTCACCCCAGGGTCAGGAACAAGAGAAATGTATGGTCTTGATGTATGGATAACCATAGGCAAGAACGCTAACAACGCTGCAGCAGTTAACCCATTAGGTGGTAACTGTTTCTACAATGACACAGATGGTGATGGAACAGGTACTGCACAAGTAATTAGTTTCAAAACTATTTCAGGTGCGTTGAAGAGGATGTATGATAACCATGCACCAATGAACCAACCTGTACTTTGTGTCACACCACAACAATTACTAGACCTTAACAATGAACTTGTTAAAGGTACAGTTGATATAGCAGGTGCAATCATTCCTAGAGATAGAAATGTTGCAGGAATTGACATTGATACAGTCATCACACCATTTGGTTCAATCGGACTAATGGTCATTGACCCTAATATCATGCCAACAGGAACTGCTTTCATCTTAGACCTAGCTCACATACAACCAGTATTTACCAATATCCCAGGATTTGGTACTGTGTTTGTTCGTGACTTAGACCAAGATGCAAATGCTAGAATTGGTAAAGCAATTTATATGGAGATGGGATTTGAATTTGGTCCTCCTTCATACCATTGTAAAATTCAAGCAGTAGCTTAAATAAAATTGAAGATTAGGGTGGAACTCCACCTCCACCCTTTTCTTCTGCTATAGTAAGGAAAGTATGATTAGTAAAACAGCTTTAATAGATATTTCAGCAGATAACAATAATTCATTAGGTGTAGAAACAGAGGGAATGTTACTTTGTGGTATTCAATTTCCTGCAGCTATGACTGGTTCTGCAATCACATTTGATTTTGCTTTAGACAATTCTACATGGGTAGATGTCAAAGAAACAGATGGAACTGATACAAGTTACACAGTTTCAGCAGGAGATGTGTTAAGAGTAGACCCTTCAGGTTGGGCTTTTGCTAGTAATGGTTACATAAGATTAACATCTGATGGAAACGAAACAGCAGACAGAAAAATAATATTACACTTTAGAAATAGTTAGGATAACCAATGAGCAATATTGGTAATCTCGTAGATAGAACTTATAGAGAGTATCTTGAACCTATGGATGATATTGTTAGTTACACAACATTATCTACAACAATAAATGATTCAGCTACATCTGTTGTATTTAATGGTGACTTGTTATCTGTAGAAGAAGAAGATGCTTTAGATGCAGGTGCAATAATAGAAATAGGTCAAGAACTTATGATATGTACTGACCTAAATGCTGTTACTAATACAATTACAGTTACTAGAGCAGCTAGAGGTACAACTGCAACATCACACACAGCAGGTGATTTAATAAAAATATCACCTCCATTTCCTCGTAAAAATGTATTTGATGCAGTATGTGACCAAATTAAAAACTTATTTCCTACAATCTTTGCAGTAGAAACACAATCAATAACTACAGGTACAGGATATACGCTTATAGGAAGTTATGATGCACCTGGAACACACAACTATATTGTTTCAATACTTAGTGCAATATCACAATACACAGATTTTAGTGCAGGTTCTGATACTACTGGTGTAAACTTTTCACCTGTAACTTGTTCACTTGTTGAACTACCTAATCCTTTTACATACACAGATAGTGATGGTGTATCAAGAACAATTACATACTCCACAGGTCCTTCTACTGTACACGCAATACAGTTTGCAGGTATAGCATCAGGTCATACAGCACATGTAACATTTAAAAAGAAGTTTATAGAACCTACTGCAGAAACAGATACACTTGCAACAGTAGGGTTAGAAGATGAGTATGTGCCGATAATTATGGCAGGTGTAGCTGCACAAATGATGGCAGGTAGAGATATACCTACAGCTACTGCAGACTACATAACAGACCAATTAGCAGTATCTAACTTTCCTGTTGGGAGTGCAAATAGTGTTAGAAACTCTTTATTACAGTATCAACAACTTCTTATAAATCAGGCAAGAAAATATTTAAGAGCCAAATATCCTGAAGCAGTATCAGTTGATGGAATGGTGTTCGGAATACAGGCATAATGCCTAGAGTAGCCACAACAATCAATATAGCTAACCCAAAAAGATATGGGTATGATGTAAGAATAGATGACATACTACTTCGTTCTGCTGTTGGTCCAGGTAGGGAGATGCAAATACAATCATCTGATGTTCAAGAAGGTCAGATTAATGTTAAACAAAACCCTGAAGATTTTACATCTAACTTAGGTCGTATATATTCTAGGAATAACTTTACAGGTGGACAGGGATTAGATACAGCACACAGAGCTAATGGTAGTCCTAAAGATACAACAAGATTTTTTGATAGCAAAGGTGTAGATGTATTTCATGGAGATGATGAAACTTCTTATCATGTCCATTTACTACATACTACTGCAGAAGAATTAAGTTTTAGTAACAGCAATAACTATTTAGCACAAACTACTAATGGAGATATGTATGTTACTGATGGTACAACAATTTACAAATCTACAGACAATGGAGATAATTGGAGTTCAGTAACAACAGGTCTTACAATCAATCATAACTTTACAGGTGCTGCAGCAGTAGGTGACCAGGTATATTTTACTACTGCTAATGGAACTGCAGCATCAGAGCTAATACAGTTTAATGGAACTTCTTGGTCAGAAAACACAACAGACCAAACATCTAATGCAGGACTTACAGGTGTGTGGTTTGCAAAAGGACAGTTGTTTATATCAGGAGATGATGGAACTGTAGAATATCTATGGGCAGTTAGTCCATTTAATAAAACTTGGTCAGCATCAGATTTAGCAGAAGCTGATGCAATCGTTACATTTGAAGATAGCCACCATGTGTCACAAGTTGTAGATGCAGGTGCAGTTGTTTTAGCTGCCTCTACAAATGGTGATATATATTCTATAAAAGATGTATCAGGAACTATGACACTGAAAGGTCAAACCAATATACCTTTTGAAGAAGTACATTCTATAGCTGCTTCTGAAGGTATTGTATTCTTTGGCACAAAAGAAAAAGCTAGAGATGTTGGTAGATTTTATCGTGCAGATTTAACTGTAGCTGATGACTTATATGTATTAGCTAACAGACAGTTAGTAAAAGAATGGGTTATATCAGGAGTAGATACAACACCTAAACACATGTTTGTATCAAGAGATAGTATTTACTGTGGCATAAAAGAAAGTGCTAGTGAAAGTTATCTATGGAGATATTACCTACCTACTGCAGGATTTGCTAGAGATTTAGAAATGGGAGAAGCAGGATTGGTTCTTGGTATTACACAATCAAATGGTAAGTTTATTATTTCTGTAGGTGGTGGAGGAATATACAAAGAAACTGCACTACACGAAAGCGAAGGATATATATTATTATCTGCAGCAGATTTCTTTACAGCAGAAAGCAAACAGTTTGTTGGTGCAGAAATATCTACATTTAGTTTGCCTAGTAATACATCAGTAGAATTATTTTATTCTACAAAATTTGAAGCATTAGATAATCCTAATGATGGTAGCTTTATACTTGCATTAGACCAAGCTGCAGGTACAGGAGATACAGAAAAACAAATAGCTGAAGTATCTAGGTACATAGTAGGTAAAATTGTTCTTAAATCTTCATCAACTAAAGTAAATACACCTAAAGTTAAATCAGTGCAGTTTCGTGCATTAGCAAGACCTGAATTAGTAGTAGCACAAATACCAATAAATGTTTCAGATAGAGTGGAAAGACCAGGAAGAAAACCTATAAAAGTTAAAGGTCTTGGCGATACATTGTACAATGCACTTCGTAGTAAAGAAGGTGACAGTGTTACCTTAGAATTGTTTGACCCATCTGAAATAATTAGAGGTGTTGTAGAAAGAATAAGTTATCCAATTAATTCTAATGTTGAAAGAGGAAGTGTTACACAGTATGCTATAATTACTGTGCGTGGAACTAGACAACCTACTGTTACTGATGTAACAAGTACAAATGTGTTTGGTATCAACGCATTAGGTATAATGAGATTTGGAAGTTAAATGACAGCACAAGAAGTAAAATTTGCAAACTTTTTTGAAACAACGCTAAATGGTATTTTAGCATCAGGTGCTACAGATATGACTTTAACAGCAGCACCCACATCAGATGGAACATCTGCTATTGCTGCACCTTATTATTTAGTTATAGACCCTGACAACGCATCAACAAGAGAAGTAGTTTTAGTAACAGCAGCATCAGGTACAACAGTATCTGCCATGACTAGAGATGTAGAAAGTAGACATACAACAGACCCTACACATGTAGATGGAACTGTAGTTCGTATGGCAGTTGTAAAAGAAATGTTTGAAGATATACACGATAGAATTGATGCAGGTGTTACTGCAAGTTCATCTACAGTTTTAACTAATAAGTCTATAGATAGTGATAACAACACTATTACTAACATAGTCAACGCAGATATTAAATCTGCAGCAGCAATAGATGCAGCAAAGATACATAATGGTACTGTATCTAACACAGAATTTGGACACTTAAATGGAGTTACCTCTGCAATACAAACACAGTTAGATACAAAAGTTGGTATTGGTATGGTAATAGCATTAGGAGGATAACATGGGTATGCTTCTTATGCTTAAAGAAGGTGGAAGTCTAGGCATAGATACTATTGGTAATTTACCTATTGATGAAGATATAGATTTATTACCTGATGCAGGTGGAAGTTTAAGTTTTGCATTACGAATAGCTTATGAAGGACTTGTTGTGACAAGCGTGACACAGACAAGCACTCGTGCTATAGTAATGGGAGATAGTTAATTAATTATATTGGAGATATAAATGGCAGAAACATTTCAAGCAGTTAATGTAGCATTAGGAAGTTCAGCAGATGCTGTAGCATATACTTGCCCTGGTTCTACAACTGCGATTGTTATACATTGTCAAGTCGCTAATGTTGATGGCACAAACGCAGCAGATTTAAACATAGACCATAATGATGGTTCTGTTGTTGCTGCATTAGTATCAACTCTTTCTGTTCCTGCAGATACAGCAGTTAATCCTATTGGAGGAAAACTCGTATTAGAAGCAGGAGATGAACTAAGAGCTTGGGCAGGTGCTGCCTCTGACTTAGAGATGACTTTAAGTATATTAGAAATAACATAGGAGTTTTAAAATATGTCTAAATTTGGATATATAGGTGCAAACAAAGCACCATCACAATCTGATAGTTCAAATGCAGGTTTGTATAGTATTGATGAACACGCTGATTTAGCAGGACCTAATGATGGTTCTCTTGCTGCAGGTGGAATAATTATGGAATATGTAGTTATTAGTGGTGGAGGTCAAGGTAATGGTGCAGGTGGTGGTTCAGGTGGTGGAGTTGTATCAGGTACATTTTCTGCAAAAACTGGAGTTGAATATACTGTTACAGTTGGTGGTGCAACAGGTACAAGTTCTATAGTAGGTGCTGATGGCAGAACTGTAGAGAGTGCTGCAGGTGGTGGTAATGGTGCGCAAACAGGTTTTAATGGTGGTGGTGGTAACACTAATGGTAACAACAGAGGTTTTCCACAATTTAACACAGATGCTAGAGGAAAAATGGGTTCAATGGGTTCAGGTTTAGCAGGTGGTGGAGGTTCATCTACTGTAAGCATAGGTAGTAATGGTAGCAATAGAATATCAGGTTCAGGTGCTGCAGGTACAGATGCTTTTTCACAATGGGCTGCAGATACATCATCAGGACATTCATCACGATATGGTGGTGGAGGTGGTGGTTTGAGTAGAAGCCACGAACAACGACACTTTGCTAGTGGTGGCACTGGTGGTGGTGGTACAGGTGGAGAACAAGGTAATTATAATAACAATGCAACATCAGGAACAGCTAACACTGGTGGAGGTGGAGGTTCAGGTAATGGACAAGGAACTGGTGGTTCAGGACTTGTTATGATTAGAGTTGCCGATAGCGAAGATGCTTTAACTACTACAGGTTCTCCTAGCACATATACTGCTAATAGTTATGACTATTATAAATTTACAGGCAGTGGAAGTTTTACAGTTTAATGGCACACTTTGCAAAAATAGAAGATGGAATAGTTACAGAAGTATGTGTAATTCATAACAGTGTTGTTGACCCTGAAGATAGTGGTTCAGATAACGAACAACTAGGAAAAGATTTTATTGCTTCATTAAATTTAGAAGGCACTTGGTTGCAAACATCTTACAATGGCAACTTTAGAAAACAATACGCACAAATTGGTTTTACCTATGATAGTTCTGCAGATGAGTTTGTATCATTTAAACCAATAGATTACGAAGGTGTTGAGTGTGCAAGTTGGACATTAGACAGTAATAATGACTGGCAACCACCAGTTGCTAAACCTACTGATGAACCTGCAGAAGCTAAATCATGGGTATGGGATGAAACTTCTTATCAAGCAGACAATACACAAGGTTGGGTGCAAATACCTTAATCATAGAATGGTGGACAAATGATTACAGAAATTAAAATAGTAGAGAATTTTTTAACTCCTACTTATCATAAAGAACTGTTAAACAGCTTAGATAGTCCTAATATGCCATGGTATTTACAAAAAAATATATCTTTCCAAACAGATAACAAATTATCACATAAAAACTTTGGTTTTAATAGAACATACTATGATGAAAATGGATGGCGTTTAGATACAGATAACACAATAGATATTATAAAACCTGCAGTATATCAAATTATGGACACAGTTGGTGGAGTACAACCTTTAAGAGTAAGAGCAGATATGACTATGCAAAGTGATGAAGAACATAAACATGGAATACATATTGATTATCCAACTGCTAATATAACTACAATTTTATATATAAATGATAGTGATGGAGATACAATATTTTATGAAGAAAGAACTTCCGATACAACTAAAAGATACCAACCTAATGATTTAAGCGAGATGAAAAGAGTAACACCTGTAGCAAATTCACTTGTAATTTTTGATGGATTTCAATTACATACAGGATGTTCTCCTATAAAAAATAGTAATAGAATACTTATTAACTCCAATTATTTAGTATGAAAATAGAAAGGTATATTAATGAAACCCTATAAAATTATAGATAATTTTTTAGATGAAAAATATTTTAAAGAATTACAAACAACTTTTACAAGTAACAAATTTCCTTGGCATTATCAACCTATGTCCTCTAATACTCCTAATGGTTTTGATTTTGATTTTATGTTTACTCATAATTGTTATAACTTTGATTATGGAGTTGCTAGTAGTGTATTTGAATTAATACAACCATTAATTATTAAAACTGGAATAGAGGCAGGTAAATCAAATTTAATGAGAGCAAAATCAAATCTTTATACCAATCAAGCAGAAAATTTAGTACATCAAAAACACACAGATTATCCTGCTGAAATAGAATACAAGACAGCAGTATTTAATTTTACTACTTGTGATGGTGGTACGATATTTTATATAGATGGTGAAGAAGAATTTGTAGAAAGTGTAGAAAATAGCATTGTTATATTTGATGGACCTACTGAACATGCAGGTGTAACTCAAACAAATTCTAATATACGAGTATTACTTAATATGGATTTTAATGAAGGTGAATATATTGGTAAATATTAAATTTATACCACACATTGATGGGATGGATTTAGTGTCTGAAATTTGCCCACAACCTGCTAAAAATTTTATACCTGATTGGTTTAAAAAATTGCCAACTTATGCAGAGCGACCTGAAATATTTCAAGATATGCAAGACCCAAGTAAACACTTTGGTTATTCTAGTAGAACTAAAACAGCAAAGAAGTGTCCTAGTTTTGTAGATGTATTTAATAATGGATTTGTAATTCCTGCACCTTGTGATATTTATTGTTCTTATGATGAAGAAAAACAACAATGGTATGCAGAAACAGCATTAAAATATACAGGTAGAAATGCACTAGAAAATTTTTCTATATCTATATCAACACACCCTACACAACAATATCTTGACCATGAACCTAATGCACCTTATGAATATATATTTAAACTAGATAATGTATGGAGTATAGTTACACCTAAAGGTTACAGCATTATGCAGATACCAATGTTGTGGCATAATAATCCTAAATTTGAAGTAGCTTATGGAATAGTACATACTGACCAATATCATCAAATCAACATACAGTTAATGATGAAAAAAGGTTTAAAAGAAATGGAAATTAAAATGGGTACACCATTGTGTTACATAGTTCCTTACAAAAGAGAAGAATATAATTTAGTTCTTGAACCTTATGATGTTGCTTTTCACAATGCAGCAAATTTAAGAAACATTGGTAAATTTACTAATGGTTATACATCTTTATTTAGAAGATTAAATAAAAAATCAAAGTAACTTATGTTATAATGTCCTCTATGGATTTTATATTTGGTTTTGTTCTTGGATATTTTGTTAAAGAAATTTTGGTTTATCTTAAAAGATTAGCTGATGGACCTATTGAACATAACTGGGATAAAGAATGGGATTGGATGTCACCTCTCCAGGAAGATGATTTACCATAAATGACAAACAATGGCTATACACAAAAGGAACTGCTTAATATGGTCATTGAAAGACTAGATAGACTAGAAGAAAAACTAGATGCTAAGTTAGATAAAGCAGAGTTTTATAAAGTATTAACGCTACTCGTAGCACTAGGTGGAGTTGTTGCAGCGATTGTAATGTAATGCTGCGAGTTCTATTCGCAGTTTTCTTACTGCTACCATTACCTTTATATGCTAATGAAAACAATACAGATACTTCTACCACTACTACTACTAGCACTACTACTACTACTATCCCAGGAGAAACAGAAGAAGTAGAAACCTTTGATGGTCCACCTCCTGTAGAAGAAGAGGAAATTGTAGAGGAAGAAACTACTACAACTACTACAACTACTACGACTATACCCACTTATGAACAAGCTACTGATATAGAGTTACCTGAAGATGAGTTAAACCTTGATGGTAATGAAGTAGAGAACAATATAGTTATTGATAACAATTATGATGGGCAGTTTGGTTGTACAGATTTTTGTATGAACTTACATTACTTCCAACATGGTAACGATAGTGAAGATTACACATTTATATTACCTGAAACTACCACAGTAGAAGAGGAAGAACTAGACATAGAGATATACGAAGTAGGTTTTACTATAGGTGCATTAAACAATGAAGGTACAGTAACTTATACACATACAGATGAAACAACACAAGAGAATGTACTAGATGCACAGAGTAACTCTAACTTAGAAACTATGTTAGAAAAGGTAGTTTATAATATCTACGATACTTTAGATACTTTTATAGAAAGTTTTACCATAACAATTAATGACTGGTCATTGTTAGATGACATATCTTTTAAGTATGTTATGCCTACTACAACTACTACCACTACAACAACTACTACAACTTTGCCTCCACCACCACCTGAGCCACCACCTCCACCACCTGAACCTGAAAAGTTTGAGGTTGTAATGGAAGATGGTTCTGTTGGTGAGTATCAAGAACACGAACTAGAAGATGGCACAGTTGAGCGTGACAATGAGCGTAAAGCTAACGAAGATAAGTTTGGTTGTTATATGACTGATGCACAAATAGAGCGTGGTGATTGTGATATACCAGAGGAAGAACTAGAAGAAGAAGTTATAATTATAGAAGATGAAGAACAATACGATACCAAAGAAGAACTTTCTGATGATGATGATATGGTACTTGACCTGGAGTCTGAAGATGAAGTGGAAGAACTTGAACCTTTGGAAGAAGAGATTGTTATTAAAGAGGAAGATAAGATTGACATTGAGGAGTTTGAAGAGGAATTTATTATTGAAGAAGAAGTTATTGAGATACCAGAAGAAATAATAATTGTTGTAGAAGAGGAAGTTATAGAAGATGAGTTGGATAAAGAGATACCAGGAGATGACATCATCAGAGAAGAAACAGTTCAAGAGGAAGATGTCAAAGACCAAGTTTTACAGGAAGTAGAAGAGCTTACTGAAGAAGAAGTAGCTGTTGAGGTTGCTGAAGTAGAAGAAGTCATAGAAAATATTGTTATAGAAGAAGTTACTACTGAAGAAGTTATAGAGGTTATAGAACAAGTCAATGACATTGGTGTACAAAACCTAGACCAAGCAACAGAAGAAGTACAAGAAGTTGTACAAGCTGTTGTTGAAGAAGCAATAGAAAATGTAGAAGAACTCACAGAGGAACAAGTTGCAGTCGTAGCAGAAGTATTACAAGTAGAAGAAGATGATATTGAGATTATAGCTGAAGCTGTCAAAGAAGATAAAGTCGTAGCTGAAGCAGTAGAAGAGTATGTAGAGAGAGCTGTAGAAAATGCAGATGTAGAGAACTACACACTAGCTGATGTTGTAACAGAGGTACAGTACGAAGCATTCTTAGAAAACCCAATAGAAACATTTGTAGATTTAGATTTTGAAGGTATAACTATAAGCAATTTAGGAGATGATATGACACAAGACCAAAAAGAAAAAGCACAGGAGGTCGTAGTTCCTGTAATCTTGACTAGAATAGCTAGTATGGCAGCTTTTGTATTTAGGAGGAACTAATGTTAACAAGCAGTAAAATATTGTATTCAAAAGGAAAAAATGATGAGTGTTATACACCTCGCTATGGTGTGTTGCCAATATTAAAATATATTCCTACTGATGCTACTATTTGGTTGCCATTTGATACAGAGGATAGTTTTTTTTATAAAGAAATATCTAAAACAAATCCTGTTATTGCAACACATATAGATAATGGGCAGGATTTTTATGACTATGAACCATACTATTGGGATATGATTATATCTAATCCTCCATTTACAAATAAAAGATTAATTTTTGAAAGAGCATTAAGTTTTAATAAACCTTTTGCTTTGTTAATGTCTAATACTTGGCTTAATGATGCAGCACCTAAACAGTTGTTTAAACACAAAGATTTACAATTATTAATGTTTGATAAAAGAATTGAGTTTAATAATAATAATAAAATTACTTTTTCTAGTTCTTACTATTGTTGGAATTTTTTACCACAACAAATTATAATGGAAGAAATAAATAAAAAAATATGATTAAAAAAATTTGGAATTGGTTTATAACTATAGTTAAAGAAACATTAAACCTTAGTTGGACTTTGGTTGGTTTAATTATTGCAACGCTGACACTAACTGGTTCTGCACAGCAAGTTACAGGATTAGCTACTATAATTACACTAGCTATTTGGTTATTGACCATTAGTTTTAGAAAAGGAGAATAGTATGGACTGCTGTGGTAGTGGTTGCTGTGGTGGTAAGTAATGTGTGCTACTTTTGTTAATGAAGAGGGTACTTACATTACGATATGTAACGATAAATATGGAGGTATAGGTGAAGTTAACTGTAGTTAGAACACAATTTGGAACAGATGCAACAAATGGGTTGCTATTTATTAATGGTATTTTTGAGTGCTATACGCTAGAGGACCAGTATCAAGCAGTAAAGGTTATGCACGAAACCTGCATACCAGAAGGAACTTATGATATTAAATTTAGAAAGACAGGTGGTTTCCATGCTAAGTATTCAGAGAGATATAAGAACGCACACTATGGCATGTTGCATATACAAGATGTGCCTAACTTTACCTATATACTTATACACACAGGCAATACTGATGAACATACATCAGGTTGTTTAATTGTAGGAGAAACACAACAAGATTTAGAAATATCTAAAGATGGGTTTATAGGCAGTAGTACTGTAGCGTACAAAAAAATGTATGCAAAAGTTGCAGGGCAGTTGCTTCAAGGCAAAGATGTAACTATTGAATACACAACAATAAATAAATTATTAGAAAAAGAAGTAGATAACAAAGCTAAAGACCATGTTGTTTTAGCTGACACAGTATATGAAAAACTACAAGAAATAAATGGAAATGTATTACAAACTAATGCTATGTTGAAAGGCAGGTTAATACAATAATGTTTGATAGAATTAAAAGAGCAAGAAACCAAGATGGTACATTTAAGAAAGATGTATGGTGGACACCCTGGTCTGATTCGTGGGAGTATAAAATGAGTGAAGAACTCAAAGATATGCTTGAAAGAGCCATTTGGACCTTTATTGAAGCGTTCATTGGTGCATTGACAGTTGCTCCATTAGTTGGTGTAGAAGCTGAAACACTTCAGTTAGCTGCATTAGCTGGTGGTGGTGCTGCACTTGCAGTCATTAAGACATACGCAAAAAAACAAATTACTAAGTAGCTGATAACGTCATAGTCTTACTGTATAATACTATTAACAGAAAGGCTGCATATGACTAAAAAGAAAGACTTAGGTAATAACTATTACCGTTCCGGATGGCAACCGTCAGCTGAGTTTGACGAGCAATCAGGTCTCGGTGAAATAACACACATAGGAACTGACCCTAACTATAAGAATAAGTTTGATTCTATCCTACGAGAGTGGGGATTTGA